CGTTAAAAATTGCCTTCGTCTTCAGTGAGACGGACCATGATCATGTCTGAACTCTTACCATCGGTGCTGCCACCATTGTTGTCGATTTCTTCGCCGTCGTAGTACACACAGTTGACCAGCTCTTCGCCGTCAACTTCGTCGTAGTAGAGTTCTAGTTTTTCAATGTCAAATGGTGCTCGTAGTGGGATTTCTCCTTCAAAGAATGTGCCTTTTTCGTTACTGCTTCCAATGAATACTACTTCGCCTTTCTTGCGACTGCCGGCCCAAGCCTCATCTTGACACGACCAAGCCGGACTGCCTTCGCCACCATCGCAGTCTTCTAGGCTTTTTTCAAACACAGTGTTACCGTTTTCGTCTTCGATCTGTATGTTGCCAGCATTGCGGCTTACACCATTGGTATGAGCCATGCCATCGCATTCATACCATTGTCCTGGCGTGAATGGCAGCAGGTCTAGGTCCAGGCCCATTTCTTCCTGCACAGTGTCTTCGTCACTCCAGGCTATGTCAACCAAGTTAACCTGATGTTCCATGCAATAGTCCCAGACTTTGGGATCCACTGTGCCCATAACCTTTTCGCCACCATAGCCCCACATACTGATTTTGTATGTGCGAGGAGTAAACTTTAGGGTGTCAATAAGTTTTTGTTGTTCTTCCAACGTTGCCATACTATCAAGTCCTTGTCAATTGTGACCATGTTAAAAATTCTTTAAATGCACGATACACTACTTCGGCTTCGTGCTTGTCCTGTGGCACTTTTTGCCCACGCACCCAAAAACCATCTGGGCCCACTCGTATCATTTCCTCACCGCCGGCTAGACAGGTTATGGTGTTTGGGTCTGAGTGTTTGCCAAGAGCTGTCATTGGTTGTTGCCATTGATGCAGGCAATGGCTTTGTAAACAATAACACCTATTAAAAAAGATGCCGCAATAATCATCACAGCTTCAATCAACCAGTTCATGTCAGTAGTTTTCCTTGATTAAGTTAATTTTTAAAGTTTTTCACCAGCTTCAAACCCACGGAACCTAACAAACCTAGGAAACCGTAAACTGTAGGTTCCGTCTTGATTTTGAGTTACTGCATCAGCTTGGACTTCAACCACTCGACCAAATAAGTCATCCCTGGCGTTCCAATACTCATCACGATTGCTATCAGACAAACCACTACCAACATTAACACGGATATTTCGTTCATTATCTACTCCTTCGCAAATTATAGCACCCAATCGGTCAGCATTGCGACCAGTACCTTGTTCAAATCCCACAATGGTCAAATCAACTGTGATTGTGGGTTTCCATTTCATCCAAAAACTACTGCGTTTACACTCATAAGGTGCTTCCCAGTTCTTGATCATGATGCCTTCAAGTCCTGCCACCACAGCATCATTGGCATAGCGCCTAAGCACATCATGCCCTTCGCCGGTGTCCAGATCTACCAAAATACCTTCAGTGACTTTCAAGCACGGCTGGCTCTCAATATGCTGTTTGCTGTTTTCCAAAAGCTCAGTGCGTTTGCGTTGTTGGGCGTTCCAGTATCCACGCTCAAAGTCTGCAATAGGCAATACATCAAAAATATGGTAAACCATGTTGTCAGTTTTGGCATCGCTCTTGCGTTGTGCTTGTTTCATCAAGGCTTGGAAACTTTCACCAACAACTTCGCCATCTAACACAAAAGGCCCTTTGGTATCCAAGCTTAACTTGTGTTTGACAACATCAATTGCGTCAGCAATCTGTGGAAAGTTTTCAAACTGTTTGCCATTGCGACTGTATAGAGTAGTGTGGTGTTTAGTGACCACTGCTAACACACGCACACCGTCTAGTTTGCCCTCAAGACGTTTGATGCCTTTCATCTTGGCTGGTTGATCTGTGCTGTCCTGCGCAAGCTGACAAGTAAACACCGGAATACGCCACTCGGTTTTTCCCAGCACTTTGTTCAAAGTCTTTTCACTGATACCACAGCGCAGGTCCTTGATCAACACTCTACGACACAAGCCGTTCCACTCTACGCTGTCAAACTGTTCTGCTACTTCATGAATACGATCACGAGCCGCATGACCTGTTAGGCTACGTGTACGCAAAGCCTCCAACATGGCCCAAAACACTGGCCACGGATTGTCCCGGCCCTCTAACCCTTGGGTTTCAAGAACTTGCTTAATGCCAAACACATAGAAAGGATTGTATGCTTGATAGCAATTAAACAAAAAGCATTGAGCATTGGCACTGCCTAGCTTGCTGGCCATCAAGGCTTTTTCAATTACCTTTTCTTTGTGGATTCGGCTGTCGCTTGCTTCTAGGTCTCTAATCCAGTCTGCGGCCACTTTGATCCTGTTAAATTGGTCACTGCTAAAATCTATATCAGTCATATATTTACTACCAGCTTGAGTTGTAAAATACACGCAGTCCCATAAACAGTTCTGCACGGGCCTCGCGGATAAATCTTAAATCATCTTCCCGGTATTCTTCATCAGAATTTTGTCCAAAAAAGAATCCAGATGTGCCAGGCAAGTTACCTTCAATTACATCTTGTTCTAGAGCATCAAGATCTTCTCTAGTAAGCTCTAATTCATCGCCGTTGAAGTCGCCTGAGTTGCCTTTGCTTTCCCACAGTTGATGCATCCAACCATGCAAGTTAGGGTGTTTGCGCCAGTAAGCAATTTCACGTGGCTTGCTGACCTTGCTGACATACTCTTTTGTTTCTTCGTCATACTCTGCTGAGTCCCAGTATTCTTGACTTTGGCCTGCTTTGGCAGCCACGTATGCGTACATATCAAGACCCATTGCTTACTCCTTGTTGATGTCTGTATTCTCGTTTGAGCCAATACTTGTATTTTTGAAAGTACTCTTGTTGAGTATATCGCGCTTGGTTGAGTTCCAACAACTCGTCACAGTTTTGCAACCATAACTCGTGTACCCATTGACCAAACGTCATACCACCTCCAGCATGTTGGCCGGAACACGATAACGTCCTTGCGCAGTCGCCACAATCACATTCTTGATCTTGACTGAATCCACGGTACCAGTGATACATTGTCCGGTGCGGTTGCTGGTAAACTTAACTGTGGCCCCGATACGCAAGGTACGAGTATTTTGTTTTGTGAGTTCTGCACGAGCATACCGGATCGCATCACCGATGCTGGTCAACTGATCGTTTGTAAAGTTACCTGCAATGATAGCAGTGTTGATTTCTTGAATGGTTGCGTAGGTCATCTTGGCTCCTTAGCTGTTCACGGTTATAAATGGACTAAACTCATCTTGAATCTGTTTGGAACCAGCAAAGTCTATGGCCACTTCGTCACCACAATTGCTGTAAATGATGTCAATGATTGGGAAACGATCTTCTAGGGCCGCTTCAAAATTCAACAGATTGTCTTCGTCTTGATCTGCTGGCACAAACAAGGTACCTTCGTAAAAGTATGCACCGTCGATACCAGTTGCTGTTGCAATCTCTAGCACTGTTTTTTCTATGTTCATTGCTGGCTCCTCTTTATTCACTATACAACAATTATACGATATTGGGATTTTTTGGTCAACCACTTAAAAGTGTGGATCTAAATGGTTGTGAACTCCGGGCATCAAGTAAACAAACCTACACCCAGTTTCTCTGTAGCTCACGTAGCCATCCTTGTGAACCTTGCGAGTGTATTTGCGACCAGAATCAGTAAAAATAAAACGTTTGGTAATACGAGTAATTTTACCGTCGTAGTAACGATCAGCGTTGATGCCGTAACTTACGTCGTCACCGACTTTGTAATCTACTGTGTTCATTTTGGCTCCTAATTTCTAACTATATGTAATATTATACGATATTGGGAATATTTGGTCAACCAAAGAAAAAGCCCTAAAAAGAGCTTGTAAGTCATTGATTTACAACAACTTTTTATAGAGAGTTTAGTGCTCTAGCTTCGGCCACTGTGTATTCTGCATTGAGTAGCTGAGCTTGCGGGGGCGGTGCAGTGGGAGTAGGTGGTACTGCATTGTCGTGACCTAGAGCTCGACTGTTGAGAGCTGTGTCGTTACGACCTTCACGCATGGCACCAATTAGAGCCTGACCATTGAGTGTGGCTACGTCGGCCAACTGTTCAAAAAATTGTGCTGGGCCATTTTCATCTGTTTCATTGCCAATACCGTTGAGACCGGTGATCAATGCAATCAAACTCATTTTATCGCCAGGAATCAAGGCATACATTTGCAAACTGGCTTTGCTTTGGTTTGTGGCTTCGTAAACTATTCTGGCAGAAATTGAATTCCAGTTGTTGTTGAGTGTGGTTGCATTGGCACCAAGACTGGTCTGTAAACTGACAATTTCTGCATTGGCCAATGCCACCAATGCACTTATCGCACTGTCAAGGTCTGCGTAAATTCCAGCACCAGGCAGTGGCACAGGAATATCGATACCATCAGGTGGGTTAAGTGGGTCAGGATACAGTCCTTGAAAACAACCAATCATGACATCATATATTTCAATCAAGTCATCTAAACTACCAGCCGTGGTCACCGCATTGATAATGTCAGCCGAACTCTTGAACAGCGAGCCCACAGTGATACCCACTGCTGTGCCCAAAAAGTCTGTTAACACAAAAGTGCCTTGCGGCCCCGACCCTGAGGCAAAAGTATTGGCGTAATAACTTTGTGATGCGGCACTCAATGGCTGAGTCTGTGCCTGAAGCAACGGAAGATTTTTTAAACTTTCGATCATAATAACACTGCCGCCAATTGAGGTGCTGTCAAGTTAGCTATGTTCTTGACCTGTTGCAAAGCTATCTGTAGTGACTTACTGCCCACAGCATTGGCTGGTGGTACAATTTTTGCCAACTCGTCACAGCCCACTGGTGCCAATGTACCAGAGTTAACAATGGATTCGATATCTCCGTTGACTGTGCCGCTGGGCGAGTAAACCAATTTATTACCGCTCGGTGTAGGCAGTGTCAAGCTCAAGAAACTGTTGGGCAACAGTTTGACTGGGTTCAATAACTCGCACATCTGTGTGATGTTGGGTGTGGTGCAATCTAGTATGTCTAGCACATCTTGTAAGTCAGCGCCGGTCACGTTGCACAGTGCAGGATACGCACGTTTTTGTAGTGCGTTGAATTCTGGTTCAGTCAAGCCTGTGGGATTGAACAAACTGTAAACATTGTTTGTGACCATGTCTGTAATTTCTTGATCGGTTACCCCCGCGGCGTTGAGTGCATTCCGAACTGCTGGAGTTGTACCTGTAGGCATGTTGCCAGCCTTGCTCAGGGCCTGTAACAGAGCGGCCGGAGTCCCTAAGTTATCAAGATTGGCCAGATTCAATGCAAATCCTAAAGCAGCCAAGTCCTCACCAAACGCTGGAAATGCCAAATTGACCTGCGCAAGATCGCCAGTGATCAAATTATCCATGCCGGTAAATGTAGGACCAAGATAATTGTTGGCGTTGGCCGCTGACAATATCACAGGATTAATAAGACTAATATATCCTGAACTGCTAAAATAAGCCTGTGCAAACTTTCCAAGATCACCGTTGCCAAGGTATGTGTTGCCTACATTTTCCACAATGCCACTAAACAACACTGCACTATTAGCTGGTATTAACTTGGGAGTGCCGCCGGGTGGTGGTACAGGATAATTTGTGTTTTGGTATGCTGTGGGCACTGAATCTCCCAATGCCGGAACTGAGCTTGCGCCCATGGTTTGCAATGATGTCAGTGTTCCGCTGGATATGTTGGCTGTGGCCGCAAGACTTTGAATGGTCAAAAGCTTTGACACTAGGGTAGTACTTTCATACGCTGTGACGTTGGCTGTTAGCGCAGTACCTAGTCTGATGCCAGTGTTGTTGAGTAAGCCTGCGCCGGCTTCTAAACTCAGTGGGCTGATCGGTGTAGTGTTGGCCATGTTATCCCACTCTCACATCACCGCTGCCGGCTGTTCTTGGATGTCCACAAGTGTCACTGTTGCCATTGACAATGATGGGAATTCCCCCGGCCTTGACACTGCTTACACCACCTGTGGTCTTGGCACTGCAATGCACTGGAGGGCAACCACGCTGTCCACAACATGGATGCGGTGTTACTGAAATACCGTTGACCACAATGGGACGACCATTTACCTTGACTGAAGATACACCGCCTGAGGCAACACCACCTGCTGAATTTGCATCACCTTTGCGTTGTGCTCCTGGCATATTATCCCATTATGATTTTTTTGTCTGGCACTTTGATGCCAGTGGTTGCTTCAAGATATTTCATTCTGACACCATCTTCTGTTTCGGCAACCATTGCTACACTGTTCATATTTATTGTGACATCATTGGTGTGATCTGCGGTGAATAAACTGGGCACAAGTCCCATTCCCTGCGGGCCAGGAGCTACACTCACTGGATTTTCCACCGACAAAAACTGTTCATCTACAGCGGTGATCTTGGCAATGAGTTCTTCGCCTGAGTTGAGTTTTAATGTATATACTTTTCCTGCTTCTGCTTTGATTTTCATGTTAGCCTAAATGTTTTTTAAGTTCTGTAAATCCGCCAATTAACTCGCCATCCAAAAAGATTTGCGGAACTGTGCGGGCGTCGGGCACTGCTTCTAATAGATCTTCCCGAGTATAACCATCGCCAATTTTCTTTTCTTCAAATTCAATGCCCTGTTGCTTTAACAAGGCTTTGGCTTGGTCACAATAAGGACAGTGATACTTTGACCATACTACTGCTTTCATAATTTTCTCCTAATTGCTATTATAAACTAGGCAATGCGTCATAGTCAAGACTATCACTCATCAC